ATCGGCCTAGTCCCCGCTGGGATCGTCGCTTGTCTGGGGTCAATTGCGTTTCTATATGGTTCAACCACCGTTGGAGAAAGGGGCACCTAATGGAGTTTCCGACACGCTACCGATCCAAGTGCCGCGCCGCCCAGCGGATGCGGATTATCCGGTCCCTGTCGCTAAAGATCATCGCCAACTCCAAGGGCGCAAGTAACCGCAAGGGCCGCAAATGAACCCGCTTGTCTACGGACCCGAAGTAGCCCGCCCGCTAATCACTCCCGCCCACGTTCTCGCGTTGTCGGACGATCCCAAACTAGGGTCCGTGATGACGCTCCGCGAGGCGATGGAATGCACCCGAAACGCCAGCAGGCCATACCGCAACCACCTTACCGAGGCTTATCCGTGCCCGAACTTGACTATAACCCCTTTGTACGAGAACTCACGGATCGGGTCCTCTCAGAACTCGGCTACGACCGGACGCTCTTTCAGGTTCCCAACGGTTTTGTCAGGTGCAACAAACGCAAAGACAGCATCTCAAAGCGAGCAACCGTCTACGAAACCTGCCTCAACACCAAAACCCGGTTTGGCAACTACCCTTCCGTTAAAGAACTCGCGCTCGACTTCGGCGTTCCCCACTCAACTATCCTCGACAACATCTCCCGCGCCACTCGCGCCGCAAATGCAGAGCGTTCTGGCCAGACTGGACATACCCGAAGCGTGGTGGAGAGCCGTAGCGAACGACAAGCAGGTCACGTCCGTAGCCATGCGGAAAACGGTCATGATCAGCCTACGGAAAGACGGTCTGACGTTCTCGCAGATTTCCCGGCTCATCCAGATCAAACACTCCACTGTCATGTGGGCATTGAAGGCGACGATTCGGGCCGAGCGTGCGGCTAGGAATCCATCAACTCAAGTGCCCGCCGACGAATCCGCAAGTCCCGCAGAGCCTGAGCCTCAGCGTCAACTTGCTCCTGCGTAACGATGACCCGACCGTTGCGGTTGCCGAAGTCCAAGTGGTCCTGCATCTTGGACAAGATCCGGCTGTAGCAGCGGATAGACCTATCGCACAGGCGGATTGCCTTTTCCAGTTCTCGTTTGCGTGCAGCGTCCTTGCCCATGCCCGATGTTAGGACTGGATGATGACGGGACGGCGGCGCAGGTAGGGCGCGGCAGGTGCGAAGTTCGGCTGGACAAACTGAGCCTCTTTGGCGAGGTACGCGGACGGGTCTACGTTGGTCACGAACCCGGCGTAGGTCGCGTTCGCGGTTGACCACGCATCCTGCCGGATGTTGAAGTATTGGTTATTCAGGAAGATGCGGGAGGTGTTCCCAGCCGCAGGGAGGTCACGCTGGACAAGGGCGCAGTTGGTGATCGGTGAGCCAAGGGGCGTAACGCACCCGACGCGGCAGTTCTGAACGTCGATAAACAGTACCTTGTTGGCCGCGTCGTTGGTGCTGTTCTGCTCGAACAGGGGCGAAGATCCCTGAGCCTTGGTGACGATTGACATGGTGCTATCGCGTGCGGTGAAGTAGTGCCGCAGACCAGCCCCAGCGCCGGAGTTGTTGTTCGGCCCGATGCCAGCAATCGTGTTCGTCGAGTTGCCGAGTCCAATATCGACCCGGTAATCGGTTCCGAACAGGCCGACATACTGAGTGGTTCCAGCCGTTGCGGGCGTAAAGAACACCCACCCGGTACGCACGCTCCAAGAGAACAGGGTTGCGTCTACCGATTCGGCAAGGATGCGACAGTTTTTATACGACACCGCGTAGTCGCCGTAGTTGGTGTCTTGGTACGTGAGCCACGTTCCGCGCGTGCTGATGTAGCAGTTTTCGACACGCACGGGGTAGGAGTTGTGGGCGGTACGGTCTGCGGGAACCTCACACCGATAGGCCGAGATGGGTTCCCCGCGTGTGGACATGGTTTTGGTTGCGGATACGTCCTCGATGACGCACCCGCTGATGACCGCATCCTTGACCTTACCGCTAGTGACCGCCGCAGACGTTCCTACGCCGATAGGGATGATCGGGTACTGAGCGAGAGCCTGCGTGTTCTTTGCGTTCGACCAGAGGTAGACTTGCCCGCTTGGGTTCTGGAGCATGTATCGGCGGAGTTTGCAGTTGGTGATCCGCACGTTCGACGAATCGAAGTTACCGCTCTGGCCTGTCGCCGCAAGCATGGTGTTGCCGGTCGATGAACTACCGAGTCCGTGAACCTCGCACGAATCAAAGGTCAGATTCGACAGGGGCGACGATGAGTACGAACACATAATCCCGTGTACACCGTGTTCGTAGGCTCGGCACCCGACAATCTCAGCGATACACGGCTTGCCGGAGTCGAACACCACAATACCGCGCTCGCCGTAGAGTGTGTCTACGTCCAGCACGCCCACGTAGTCGAACCCGATGGGGCGGATCTTGGAGAAGTTTGCTACGGTTTGGTCGGCGCACCATGACCAGTTTGCAGCGGTCGTACCACCCGTGAGGCCCGCAGTGTCTACGAAAATCTGAGTCTGTCCGCCAGTTGTACGGACGATCCCTTGGTTTGTGCCAGCCGCAAGCACGGCTGTCGCTACGGTCGCGTCTACCGCTTCGGTGCTGGTGGTGTAGGTGATATGGCTCTTCCAAGCCCCGTCCGCGTCCAACTGTGACAACTGGCCGGGCTTGAACAGAACCTGTCCGATGACTACCGTACCGCCCGGTGTGATGTTGTTCGACTTGTAGACGGTCGTTGCGCCGATCTGCGTAAGTGACGTAAACGGGTTGTCGGCACGGAGAAGGGGACGTCCAATCGTGCCGCTTGATGGGCGGTTCCCGTCAGCAGCGGTCCACATACGGATGCCGAGTTCGGTAACGCCCGTTCGGGCCGATGCGTCGTAGGTGAACTGGTCGAGGCCCGTAGACGTTGCGTTTGTCGCGCCGGACGTACCCGCAAGAATCACAAGCACGCTGATACGGTCGCCGCTTGGGGTAGGGCCGGGTCCGGGGAATAGAGCCGTTACCACCTTTCCGAGTGTGCGCCATGCCTGAGCCGCAGTCGTGCCGTCGTTTGCGTCGTTGCCACCGTCAAGGTCAACATACCGCGTCGTGTCGAATGAGCGTGAAAGTTGGTTAGCCATTATCCACCCCTTGCCATTGATTCAATGAGGCCGCGAAGGGGCCAGTTTGCGTAGTTTTCCACGTTGTCTACGGTGTCGATCCCGTCGAATATCGCACAGCGACCGCCACAGAGCGAGGCCGCAAACTCGATGCGGATACGGGCCTCAGTCTCGGTGTACAGAACGCCCGTGTCCTTCCAACGGAGGTACAGGATCGGGAGTACGGGCCGCTTGAGGTCATTCCACGGCTTGACGTTCTCGGCTACGCGGGCACGCCAGATCGGCGCGAGGTACGTGTAGTCGTAGAGGTCGATGCAGACCCCGTGCAGGCGCGGGCCGGGGATGCCGAAGATCGGTAGGTCATAGATGCCCGTGCGCCAAGCCCTGACCCTGGCCTGTGCTTCCTTGACACCCTGCGAAGCGGCCAGCCATTCGGTACGCAGCAGCGGGGGGCAGTACCACCATTGCTTAGAGTTCGGATGCTCGCGGGCCTGACGGTCGCTGAGTGCCGAGATTGTCACCTTCGCAGCCTTGAGTTGGGGCTTTGTGCCAAACTCGGCATCTTTTCCCGGCTCTACGTGAATCAGCGTGTCGCCCGATCCATCGTGCCGGTAGTTGTCGCGGGGCTTGGCAATCTCCAACTTGACCGCGCCGGGGATGCACCCAGTAGAGGGCCGACCGTCGCCGCCCGGCTTGCCGATGAACTGGGTGCAGTCATAGAGGGTCACGATGCTTCTTTCTCCGGCTCGACCTGCTGCCTCTTGGCCCGGTAGTTGTGATACAGGGTGTGGAGTTGGGGCTTAGCCTCGATCTTCCAATCATGCAGATCATCGACCTTGACCTCGGCCCGCGAAATCCGCTTTTCGTGATCCTCGAAAGCCTTAGCCATGAGGGATGTGTTCAGGGTGATCTTCCAGAGCATGACTACCCCGCCAATGACCCCCGCGCCGAGCAGGTAGCGAAACAGACCATTCCAGATCGAATCGTCAGCAGCAGCCTCGGCCAGTGTCATCACTTCGCGGCCTCCAAGGTGACGGCGGTAAGCAGGCTCTTTCGCTTGTCGGTTGTAGTGAATGTGTCGGGTGAACCTTCGATGATCAGAGCCGCACCCGCCCGATGGTCACCAGAGGCCGCTAGACGCTTGCCCTGCTCGATGATCTGGCGGTTACGCCAGCCGACCGCCCACGGCCACCCAACGGCTAGGCCAGCCCCCACAGCCGCTACGAGCGTCACCCAGAACGCCACCTGAGCGAACACCACCCCGTAGGACACCAACCAGAACTGCCCCACGATCAATCCAGCCGCGACCGCAAAGCCCTTCCACGCCGCTCCCTTAGGAAGCCAAGGGAGCCAGTAGGAAGCGACCAGCGAAGCGACCGACGCGAGGATCAGCAGCCGGGAAATGACCCCGATAAACGCCCCTGTCTGGTAAATGCCCTGCGCCGCGTCAGGCTTGGGGATCTTGGTAGCCCCCTCGGTATCGCCCTTGAGGTTGACCGGATTCCCTTCCGCATCGTGTGACCACGAACCGACCTTGACAGGCTCACCGTCCGCGCCGAGTATCCACTTGGAGCCGTCGCCGGTGATTGAGGCGGGACGTACTGAACAGCCGCAGGTAGTCGCCGTGAATAGACCGGCCAGCAACAACGAAAGAACCGCTAGGTATTTCACGTTTCCACCTCTTTGTTTTTGACATAGACACGATCCTTCGCCTTGTCAAAGTTCATCGGTCCTTCAATGCCCGCCTGCTTTTCGCCGGGGTGTTTGTTCGTGTAGCCCCACCGCCCGGTGTCCACGTCCCGGTACACCCACCACTCGACGACTTTGCGAACGATCCGGTCTTGCATTAGCACACGTTCGGCTGGACAAAGGCGTTCATCGCGGTAGCAGTTCCGAGTTTGAAGTCGAACACAAGCGATTCACACTCGCCAGCGATAGGGAGGATGAGCGTTGCGGGTGTGTTTGATCCGTTGCTGACGGTGCCCGTACCAAGCCCGAAGGCCGCGCACATGTCTGAGTAGTTGCCGATAGGCGAAGATCCAAGAGAGGCCGGAACCCACACAATCGTGTCTACCAGCCGGTACGTCACAGGGAACGCCGCAGTACCCGAACTGATGACATAGGTAGACAGGGTGCAGGTAGCAACCCCGACCGCTTGGAGGAAGTAGGACGTATCAAGAATGCTGGCAGCACCGGCAATCGGAACCTTTGCCCAAATGGTGCAGGTAAACGTCGCGTTATCCGCGCCCGTACCGACAAAGGTAACGACCGCGTTCTGGGCGTTCTGAACCGAGATGCTGCCAAGGTTCGCGGTCGTGTAGGACGATGGGAACACGCCCGAGAAGGTGTACGTGTAATCAGCAGCCGTACTGTCAGTGGCGCACACCTTCGTTGACGGCTTAATGAGCGGGTTTGTTGACGTATCTTGTGTGGGCATGTTGAATCCTCGCGTTAGGTTAGGCTGGTCCAAAGATCCTTGAGAATCTTAAGGCATCCGCAGCCGGGCAGTTTTCTTGGGTGAGTTATCTTGTCGTCGGCCCAAAGTAACAGGCGGAGCGGGTAGGGGACTCCGTACCAATCGAGGTACGCCCAATGGACCACACCATCTACGGGCTTGCGGGGGAATCCGGCAAGGGTCATCGCCGCCTCAGTCATGGTGTCGTTGCGGATATACCGACCATCCTTGGCCTTTGTGTAGCCCTCGCGACCGTCTACGGGTTGCTTGTTACATCCACACACTAAGGCATCATCCCTTCTATTCCACCCCAACCACCAGCCCCGCAAGGGCCAGCGACAGAACACGGAAAGGCATCGTCCCGAACCGTCGATACAACCAGATTGATGTTCACATTCGCCGACCCGCCCGACCCGTAGTTGACCGCTTCCGTGTGCTGGAATGAGAACCGAGTACAGCCGCGCGAACCGTCCGTGTTGCCCGTGCTGGTGTAAGTCGTATCCGGGTCCCCGTCAAGATAGGCAATCTGAAACGGACCACCCCACGGCGAGTTGTTCCAAGCCTGCCTGCGGGCCGTTGCCGGGTCCGGGTCGATGAGCGTGCGGGTGGAGTAGAACGATCCCGGCTCACCCGGCACGGGGTTGGAGTTGAGCGTAAAGGTGTTCATCCGGGGCATTTGCGGATGATCCATGAGGCAGCAAATAGCCTCAAGGTTGATCGTCGCCGGGCTTGTCGAGGTCTGGTCGATCCCCTGCGCCGGACGCTGTGACCGTTGCGTCACCGTGAGGTTCACCACCGCACCGCCGCCGATGCCACCGACCGGAACCACGCCATCGACCGCAGCGGTTATCGTCGTCGTGAGAATGTCGCCGCCGCCAAAGTCCTGCACCTGAACGCGGGAGAACACGAGCGAAACCGTGTAAGTAAGACCTTGGAGCGTTCCGCAGCAGGTGTCAAGTGGGAACCACCGATCTACGTCCCCGCCAAACTGGGTCCAGTTCTGACCCGTGAGGCAGTCGGTCGGGTTGCAGTCCCCGCGCCCGGTCGAGTAGCAGCATGAAAGGGCCGGGAGATACCGAGGGTCAGATCCGCCACCCGTCCAGACCCTTAGCGGGACCGGGTTATTGATGAGGTCTACCGAGTACCCGCCAGCGATTGCATCGGCCTCCACTTGTGCCAGTGTGTAGCCAACGTCCCGATTCACACAAAGCACCACCGTCGATGCCGAGTTGTAGATGACGTTCCACTGACCGACAGCCGCCGCGCAGACCATCCATTTACAGTTCGTCTGACACTCACACCCGCTACAGGCGAAACACTCGAAGTATTCCGGCCCGGTGTTGAGTTCGGCGCACCCGTCTACGCAGTCGGGGTTCCTCTCAACCGTCACCACCGCGCCGCCGATGATCGTTGCCCCATCCGGCACAGACAGCGGACCGTTTAGCCCATCGTTGTAGAACCGTTGCCCACACAGCAGGTAGCAGATACCACCAGATCGGATGATGACACGCTCACCACTCCCGTCACAGCCCGCGTTTGCTGCTGAGATAAGAGCGTCACCCGTCAATCCGCCAATCACAGAACGCCCATCGACCCAAATGCACGGCTCGCTCGGTATCGCACACGGGGTAAGTTCCGACCCCTGACACGGGCAGGCTTTGAGGTAGTACGGGGGCACGGCTGGACCGCAACACTCAGGGCAACCGACAACGACAGCACCCGTACCCACCCGCAGGGCTTGACCAGCCGCGTTACGCAGGGCACGGGCCACTAGATGCCACCCATCCGCGCCGCCGCGCCCCTCACCGCAATCTCTAGAGCGTCAATGGAACCTTGCAGGGAGTTGTTGGACCCTTCGCCATTGAAGCCCGCCGCTTGGGTTGCGTAGAGGCGGTCGAGGGCGGTTTGGGCTTGGACGATCCCACGTAGGCGAGTCTCAGAAATCCTCTGCTCCATCTTCAAACGCTCTTCCATCATCTTCATTTCTTCATCGTGCGCCTTCTGGCGAGCCTTTGACTCTACATCCTCTTGTGCCTGCTGCCCGACAATGAACCGCTCAATCAGTTTGTCCTGCGCCTCGGCGGATGCTTCGGCCTTCCTCTTCTCGGACTCTTTCCACCGAGCCTCGATGGTGTTAAGGGCCGCGTTGTACTTTTCAGTGAGAGCGTCAATCTCGTTCTGTACAAACTGCTTAGCCTGATCCCCCTTCTGCTGATACATCTTCGTATGGAGCGTGTCTACCGCATCTTCATACGCCTTGGTAGCCGCGTCTAGTTGACGCTGGAGCGTGTCCTTCGGGTTGGCGATTTCATCGAGGACCCTCCCAGCCGATGCCTTCGCCTTTTCGCCTTCCTCGTAGATGCGGCGCATTTCGTCATGCACCTTCTTGGCCCGCTCTTCTGCTTCCTTGAAGATTGCCGCGAGCGCACCGATGGTCGTTACCGCAACCGTAGCAAACACGTTCGCATGACCAAGCGATGATCCGATACCCTCAACGCTTTGGGCGACATTCTGAGAAGCGTCTGCCGCCTTATTGGCGTCGTCGATCATCGACTTGAACAGGGCATCCGCATCGGTCTTTGCCGTGTTCGCTGCCGGACCAATCTCCGCAACCTTCGCCTTCGCCTGATCGACCTTCGCATTCAGATCGGTAGCGTCCGCCGTGATCCGGACGTTTGCTGATCCAAGCGTGTTTCCGTCATTTGGGGGCATTACGGAGCCTCCGGTGTCTCAGGGCACACGTAGAAGTATGGAGGCTGGTAGATATGGCAGTACGGCTCATCGTTGATCCACACAATCGGGAAGGTCGTACCCACCCGCGCGGGCCATACCTCCACGTTCCCCTGCTGCATAGCCGATGAAACGCCGTTGGCACCGCCAACCGATCCATCCTCCCAAGTCCATTCGACGTTGTAGGTAATCATCGATGGCATAGCCGGATCGGTCCCTGATGCAAACGTGATGATCCCGCCGCTTGGCTTAGAGGTCATCTAGCGGGCCTCCCGGTAGGGTCTGCCAGCCGAGCGGGGTTGAACGCTTGTCGGGGAACCCATCGACCACGTACACGCGCGGAATGCTGATACGCGCACCCGTGTCTACGTCGCTGAACTCTAACGCACCCGGCACCACTTGGTAGTTGTAGAACGGGGGGCGCGGGTCGCCTGCGGTCTGGTAGAAGTAGTCCAGAACGGGGTTCACAATCGCGGGCGACGGCATCGGGAATCCGGCCTGACCGGGGTACGGAGGAAACCCCGGCACGGGTAGGGTCGGCTCAGTCACCCACTGGTAAGCAATCGTGTAGACCGAGTTCCCTTGCTGGGCGGTTTTCTGCGTCATCTGCGGGGCAAGCATCATGTAGGGCTTTCCGTCTGGAAACGTGTGGATCTGCCCTGTCTGCGCCGTGATGTAGTCCCTCGCCGCTTGGTCGAGGTTCAGAACGTCAATGGACCGACTCCAAACCGTCCGGTAGTACACAGACTTACGCGGGAGGTTCACCCACTCCCAAGCCCGCCCGGTGTCGGTTAGAACCTTGTTCCCGTCGCCGTCATTCGTATAGATAGGGACCGTCCGAGCCGTCGCCACCAGAAACGGCACAGACACCTCGCCACGCTCCGGGTCGATCCGAAGGTATCCACGCACCAAGTCGATGCCCGGACGACGCAGAACGGTTGTAAACCGCCCTGAGGTCGAGTACAGGGCGTACATCACCGTTGAGTATTGGTCTAGGCGACTCTGGACCCCCACCTTGTCACAGAACAGACCGGGGTAGCGGGGGTGTTCCTGTCCGATGCTGGGCATACCGGACGGGAGGGTTGGGTACGTCGCCAGTTGCGGGCACCGAAACAGCCTCCGCGCCGTTCCCGACGAAGCATCGAAATCGGCCTCTACCGAATCAAAGAGTTCCGCAAAGAACTCTGGCGAGTTTGAGGCCGGTAGTTCGGGCATTTGCTCACTTCTGGCCCTTGGGCGTAGTGGTCGCTACGGTCGTCTTGGCGTTGGGCTGGTTGAACACCTGAGTCGAGCCGACCCACTGGTTAAGGGTCGTGACGTAGTTGTCAAAGTTGCCGGAGTTGGCCTGATACGAGCCGGGGAATGCGTTAATCGTTGTAACCACACCATCCGACCCTCCAGCGGTACGGGCGTTGTCGAGGATGAGCCGCGAGCCGCCGTAGCAGTTGGCCGTGGTCATGTCAACGCCCGTTCCCTTGAGCGTGCATGACGTATTCGTGCCGAGGTTGAGGGTCGTCACGTCCGCCCGGAGTACGTTGTTTCCGCCACCGTTGAACGTCGCCGTGGTGAATGCGTTGTAAATGTCCATCGACGCGCCAGCGGACGAAACATTGCCCATCGTTACGCCCGTGAGAACGACAACGCGACCAGTCGATCCGCCGACAAGTTCCTCGCTCGCAAACGATCCGCCCGTGTAGTAGAAAGTCCCGTTTCCGGTCGATCCAATGGTTACGTCGCCAGTACCAGAGTACGTGATCGACGCATAGATGAACGAGCCTCCCATCGAAACCCGCACGAAGGTCGAGTTTGCATGGTTCACAAGAAACACGATTGACTGGCCGCTCCCGCCCATGTTTCCCGTGAATCCGGGGGTGATGCTGACACTGCGAAGGGCGATAGCAGACAGGGCCGTGAGGTTGCTGGTGATGCTGATAGAACCAGCGTCAAAGACCATGTTTTCGTCTGCGCCGGGAAGGGCACCAGTCGAGTAGTTTGCGGTGTTCGCAAGGTTCCCGTCTACGCCAAGCCACCGAACCGTGTCGCCTGCTGCCATTGGAAACCCCTTAAGTCGTCTTTGCGAGGATCGTTACCCGCGCCGTCAGTGCCGCGCCGTTTACCGTTGTCACGATGACGCGCAGGTACTTGTAAATGTCAACCGTCCCCGTGCCCGTCGAAATGCCCATGACTAGACCCGTCTTTGAGGTCACATCCTGCCACTCAATCCCATCAAGCGAACCCTGCAAAGCACCCTGAAACGACGAATACGCCCCTGTTTCCGCCGTGATCTGAACGCTGGCCGTCGTCTGACTCTGGAGCGTGAGAACGTCCGTAGTCGCCCCGTTCACGTTCAGGTCTACCCCGCTCTGCGTGAGGGACGTAGACCCGCCAGCGGTTGTGATGCTCGTACCGCTCGAAATGGTGGAAGGGAGAGCCATTAAGCGACCGTGTAGGTTCCAGTAAACGCAAAGTCGAACGTCACCTCGATCGGGTCTGAGGTCTGACCGTCAACGCTGAGCGAGAAGTTTCCGCAGACAGCCGTACCGCTGAACTTGCGGGTCGTGCTGATGAGGTTGAGGTCGAGGGTCGGGTTCGTGGTCGTAATCAGCGAAAGGGCCGTAGTCCCGTCCGCGATCATGACCAGTTTTCCCGTGCCCGTCTTGTTGCCCGTGCCAAGGAACTCGGTAAACCCGCCAGAGCCGAACGATGTAACGTCCTTGCGCCCCATGTCGTTATCAAGTTCCCAACTCTTGATCGAGCCGACAACCAAGCCCGCACCCCAGTTGCCAGAGGTTCCCGTCGCCACCACCGAGCCACCGTTACCAAGAATCTTCGCCATTGTCAGCCCCTTAGGAAGCCGGGAAACACGTTACCAGATACGTCTCGGCATGATGCCAAGCAAAGTCGGCCTCTGGAATCTCGATACCAGACGACCGCTTAAAAAACACGTTCCATGTTAGGCCACCGAACGTAACTGTCGTCGATTGGTTATGAAACACGGTCATAAGTCGAGCAATGATCGGTTCTGAGTCTGTCCCAAACCCGATTGCGTTGCCGCTTGAATCCGTCTTGGGTGTGTAGATCCCGAACGCAAAGTACCCGATGGACCCGTTCCCGCCGAAGGAATCGCTCTCCCCGTCCGCTTGAACGTGACCCGTCATGTAGGGCGGAGCCGTCCCGCTTGGTGCCGTTGGCGCGAAGTACCCGCCCGTGAGCAAGGGCACAAGACCACCAGCGCCGGTATCAGCCGCGTACATCGCTTGGGCCGCTTTGTAGACTGCTGGGATCAAGAAACGCTCCTGATTGCTCCGCCAGCACCCTGTTTGTTGAGAGACAGGGCCGTTTCCTCCACAAACGACGCGAACGCCGCACCCCTACTTTCCACAAAAGACCTCAGAAGCCAAGGCCGACCGCCGTGCCTTGGGTCCTTGAACTCAAGCGCGAGGGCGTATTCGTTTACGTCCTTGATACCCTCGTCGTCGATTCTGATTGTGTCTTTCAAAACGCCAATGCCCACGGCTAATCCTGCGAGTCGAACAACGTCGATCGAATCCCTTAAGGACCTTGTTTCCATTCGCGGGTATTCTCCCGGACTAGATCGACGCTCACCTATCTCCTTCGTGATGTTGTGCCTTCGCAGCGTGACCGCGCCCTGAATGCCGATGTTCTTTTTGATCTTGTCGTGTACCGCTACGCCAGCGGCAACCAGCCCGTCTTTAACAGCCAGATCTAGTTTTACCTTGAACTCTTCCCCGCGCCATTCAATGGTTAGGGAGCCGATTGTTTCTGCCATCACAGCACCTCCGTACCGCGAAGCATCCAGTAGGTAGACCGTCCAGCGTGGTCAGCCTTGGGCGCGGTAACGTCCAGCACCATCCCCGTGTACTCGCCCTTGGTGACCTTCACCCGCGCGTTTACCGGGATCGTGGCGGAGTTCTGCATGTAGACCGAGAACGTCCGCTTCTTGGTCTGCCGTTCGTACTGCAAAGCCTCCATTGAGGAATCGACTTGCACCGAAGCCGGGTACGTCACCCCTACAACCGTATCGGTCCACCCGCCGTAAGCGTTCTTGGTCTGCGTGCCCGGTGACAGCAGCGAAACCTCGGCGGTAAGCAGGGCGCGGAGGCTCACGTATACACCCGCTTCCAAGCGTTCACTCGCTCAGCGAACAGGCTCCAGAACCCAGCGGCATCCGCCCCACGGTCGTACTTGTAGTGCCCCAACGTCTCGGACTTCATCGACAGGTCTTGCCCGATCTGAGCGAGGCGCGTTGAGGTCAGGTCGTACATGAGCAACTTCAAATCGGCGGGCATCGACGAGTACCCGCCCACATAGACGATCTTGATGTTCCGCCAGCCGTCAGGGAACGCGGGTCCGAGTTGGTACGAAATAGGCGAGGGCAGCGGGTTCCACCAGTTCAGGCAGTCCGCGCCGGTCACGCCACCCCAGAACCCGCCAGCCTGCCGGGACACAAGCCCGGTGGACGCTTCAATCTTGTACCCCGTCGCGTCATAGGTGTACACCACAGACTCGGCACGGTCAATCAGGGCGATAGACGTAACCGAAGTGATCGGGGCATTGCGAACGCAGATCGTCGGTGAGTCTGATCCGTCCACGTACTCGGTATACGTCCCGGTGTCGAACAGCCGCCCGCACTGGCGTTCCAGTTCAGCCTGCAAGCCGGGGATGAGAACGTCCAACTGAGCATCCTGCGCCGAGCCGCTGATGCCCGCGTAGGTCTTGTACTCGGCTGTGGTGATGATTGCCAAAAACAGCCCGGCCCATTTCTGAGCCGAGCCGCGAAAGGAAGGCTCAGATCATGAGGTAGCCGGACACACCCCACTCGGTAGCGGTGGTGGGCGACTGCTCAGCACGATACAGGTCGCAGGTGATCGACACAAGGGTCGTTGCGCCGGTCGTGATCTCACAGTTGAGGTAACGCTTGCGCTGACCGTTGATCGGGAGGTAGAACTTGAACAGGGTGCCCGCATCGGCGGTCTGCGGGAGGCGACCGTTACCAGTCGAACCGCTGGCCGAGAGGCCGGTGATCGCCGTAAAGGTGCCGCCTGTGGTTTCGCATTCGGTGACACGCATCACCGTTGCCGCTCCACCGACCACGCCGAGAGAGACAGTGAACACCGCGTAGGCATAGCCCTTGGTGTCCACGTCCAGCGACGTACCGGCAGCCGAGTTGAGAGAGATGGGGGCCAAGACCGTGTAGGACTTGACTTTTTGTGCTTCGATCATGGATGGTTCTCCGTTGGGTGATTAGGTCGTCTTGAGAGCGGCAATCGGGCCAACGGTCGAGCCGCGACCGTCGCCGTGGATGTTGACGCAGAACCGCTCGATTGCGCGGAAGGCCAACTGATCGGTGGTGAAGTAAGGGGACGGGTCAGCGGTGATGCGCAAGTCCGTGTGGACACCGAGCATCGAAGCCGCCGCGAAGTTGCCGTAGTACGCCCACGGAACGCCCGTAGACGGTGTGGTGACAGGCAGAACCTGAGTGAAGTACACGGGGTCGCCGTTGATCGAGGCATTCGCGCCGTTCACGCCGGGGTTAGCCAGTGTGTAAACCGCGAGGTCGATGTTTCGGTTACCGCCGCCAGCGTTCATCAGACGGCCAAAGGTCTGATAGAACGCCTGACGCGACATGACCCAAGACGACTGCATGTACGGATGGATGTTTTCCACCGAGCCGGGGGCAAGTGTCGCGTTACCGATGACGTTCGCAGCCCACGTTGCACCAGCGGCCAGATACGCACCGGACGGGAGTCCGTTCGCAAGGCCGGTCTGGTTGCCGTAGGTAGCAGAGCCGTCACCGTTGAAGTACGCCTGATCCTCCGCGTATGCGAACGCCTCGGCAACGCTCTGAGTGAACTGGTCGGCAATCGAAACCGCCGAATCGTCCATCAGTTCGTTGCTGACCAGCATCAGGGCCGCGAGTTTCTTGGGAACAAGCGTGATGAGGTCGTAAGTGTTGTCAGACGCGGTGATCGTTCCGCCCTCGCCGGGGTAGTAGGTGGACAGCAGAGCCGTCTTGCGGGGCCTACGCCATTCGTCCGTGCCGCTGAACCGCTGCACATTGGCGAGTTTGCGGGCCACGCCGTACTGCTCGGTGAGCCAGACTACGTTGGCGTAGAACTGCGGAGCAACCAGCACGCCAGCCTGAGCGTTGTTGGTCTCGCTCGAAGCCTTGCCGACGATTGCAAGGTCGTTCTCACGCTGGGGGTAGGTGAGGAAGCCCTTGAGGTTGTTGAACGCAAGGCGGAGGTACGCACCCGCGAACTCGGCCTGATCCACATCGTCGTAAACGGCCTTTTCCTTCTGGCCGAGCGGCATATGGGCCGTCGCCTTGATCTTGGCAGCGTAGTCCTTGCGGGCCTGCACGCGCTTTGTGTCACCGATGCCGAACGCCTTGTGCGTAACCGAGTTCACCGCATCCGCAGCGGCCTTACGGCTGGCGCGGAGAGCGGCTTCGGCTGACTTCTGCTGAGCGTCTGCCTCGCCGTCCTCCTCGGTCTCATCGACCTTGACAGCCTTCTTCTCGGTGACAGCCTCAGCCTCATCCTCGATAACGAGAGCGGCCTTGACTTCCCAAGCGGCCTTGAACGCGGCCTCATCCAGAACGGTTGACCCGTTCTTGAGTTCGATGTTCTCGGCCTTGACAAATGCCAGAGCCTCATCCAGCGTCTTGCCGGTGAAGCCCGCGCCCGTGAGGGCCTTCAAAATCTTTTTGCGATTCATGGTGTAACTCCGAAAGGTGTAAAACGCTACCTGCGTTCACCGTCTCGGGTTACGTCGGGCTTCTTAGGGCCGTTCCCAACCGTTGCGCGGGCTATTCGCCGGACACAAGATACTAGCACTCAATCTGCGTAGGCGTAAGTTGGATGGTTTTCTTCTCGCCTGTCATGGTAAGAGACTGGCACTTTACGTTGCAAGGGAGGCACGTAAACGACAACTCCAACGCTCGGCACTTGCGAACGATGGTGTCTGCGCCGGGGTAAGCCTTCTTCTCGGATGCGTCCGGGGTACCAATCACTGACGGGATGAACCCGATCGACGCGCCCATAAGCCCCTGCTGCGTCATCGTCCAAACGTCGTCGGCTAGGTGGTTTTTCTTGCCAGCGAATACGTGAATCCGCATCTTCCAACCCGTCTGCCTGCCACCCTCCATATAGGGGGAGATTGACCGGGCAACCCCTACGCAATGGTCTAGGTCGTAGTTGTGGTCAACAAAGACCTTTTTCTGGCCAGCCGCGTTGAAGTATGACCAGTCGATACCCGAAGGGTCTACCACCTCGTTATCGAGGTCTACATGGTTGGTCGTTGCGATAATCTCGATCACCCGCTCGGTATCGGTCACCTGCGGCTCGGCCTTGATGATCGAAACGCCCGCCAGCCCCACCTTGTCGGTGGACTTTACAAAGAACTTCGCCCGCAGGCGGTCGATAGCGTCCATCGGCTTAGTTGTCATTTCGATCCTCCAACACGAAGTCCATGAAACATCGGCATCCCGGATGGATCGGCGGACCCTCTATGTCGTCGTAGTCCAGCACTAGGGAGTAGCCGTCAAAGTGGAGAGTCTCGCCCTTGCTAAACCACGGCTCATCCACCTTTGCCGAGATTCCGTTCATTTGTCGGCAGAAAATGCACACCTTTCCATCTTCCTGTGTGTGCCAAGTCTTATAAGAGACAAGTCCAGAGTCGATCCATGATTGTAAAGTACCGTCGCTAAACGCAATTACCGTCTCTGTAGACGCAACCCGCTCCGGCCCGACCTTGGTCAACTCGCCCAACTTCGCACCGGCAGCGGCCTTGACCTGATCGGGTGGCAGCCCTTCCTCCTGCGCCTTCGCAGCAGCCGCCTTCATTTCCTCATGAATCGTCTCAACAATCGTCTTAGAAGCCCGTGCCGCTTCCTCTCTGGCGAAGATGAACGCGGGCGACTCAGCGGGAACGGGGATACTGACGGGGGGAATCGCCGGAACCACCCTCCGCAGCCGCTCGGACCCGTCTACGTACCCAGCATCGTGCATAGACACAAGGAACAGCAGCAGGATCGCGTACAGCCGCTCCCGCTCCTTCTTCCGGTCCATCTCGACTTCACCGTTCACGTAGTCCCATTGGACGGTGCTGTAGAACTCCCGCATTTGCTCGGTGAACGCATCTTCCTGTGACGCTACGGAGTCGTACGGGCTGTAAACCGCTATGTCGGTCGCGTCCTTTGTGCGGGGCTTACACACTTGGCGTTGCCCCCTTGCCAGCGAGGGTTGCTCCCGACGAATAGAACGTCTTGCCCTTCTTCGGCTCCGGCTTGTCGGTGGGCTTCTCTTTCGGCTGGCCCGTCACGGGATCGACCGGGGCCGCAACCTTGCCAACGTCCGCCAGCAGCGTGCCCTTGTAGCGGAGCGCGTCGCCGTCTGGCAGCGGGTCCAACTTACGCAACGCCCGCGCCTCGTTGATCGTCATCAGGGCAAGGTCCGCGTCTAGGCGGCTCTGCTCTTGGACGGTCTTTTCGTCTTCGGTGTCCGGATTGTCGTAGGTAAACCAGTAGTCCCCCGGCTCCATCCCAAACGTCGGCAGCAGGTTCTCGGTCAACCGCTCGCACAGGCTGGACATTCGCGGGGCAATCGTCTGGGAGAGGTACTGAGCCTTCGCCTCAAACTCCCGACCGCCACCACCTAGCGACTTATCGCTCATCTCCAGCAGGGCAAGCGGAATCCCAAACGCATTCAGGATCACCCGGCGCATCCGGTCTACGCCCTCGCCGTACTCCATCTCGCGGGGTGACCATTGCAGCGGGGTCACCTTGAGAGCATCGCCCGTAGTCACAATGGGCTTACCAGACTTCCGCGCCCCTTGGTGACGACGCTGGAGCATGGCAAACGTCTGCTTGACCTGATCCTCGGTAGATCCCTTGGGCAGTACAATCGCGAAGTCGGGCCGCGCCGAGTTGTTCCAGAACGACTGCTCGTAGATGATCGCGCTTGCGTAAATGTCAGCCTCGATAGCCACACCGTTAAGGCAACCCACGCCCATCCAAGGGTTCTGCGGGCTGGGCATGTGCTTGAACTGGATCACGTTCGCCGCGTCGATGCTCTCGCGTTGCGTCTGGTTCCGACCGTACCGATACCCGGTGATGCCCGTGTCCTCGATTGTCGGCATGGTCCACTGTGGGTACAGCGTCAGCAGGTTCTTGGGGTCTGACTTCTCGGTCGCGTCGTGCTGCCAGTAGGCGTTACCGCACACCTCAAGGAAGTAATGCGTGAGCCGCCTGAACTCGATACCCGTATCGGTGAAGTTGGGATTAGACAGCAGGGCCGTGACCGGGCTATCCGTGACCTCGACCAGTTCCTTCGCCTGATCCGCGTATGCAGCGGCCTTGCCCCGCACCCCGCGCCGCATCCAGTCGGCCTCGCGACCCTTGACCTTGCGGCCCTTACCGGCCCGCGTCATCAACCGGATCGGCACGCTCGCACAGTACATCGCGTTCATCGCCGCGCAGATGTTGACGTACCCCGTTGCCCGCATAAGCAACTCGGCCTGACTCGCGTTGTACGTGTAAACCCGCTGGGCCTTGTCGTCGGGCGTTACGGTCGCCATGAAGTAGCGACCCTCTTCCAAGTCAATCGGAGGCCGCGTCACCAGCCCCTTAAACCGCCCGAATAGGTCCGCGATTTTCATTCATTCACTCGTCATCGTCAAGACCCATAACGAACGCTCGACGGCGTAGGTCGAAAACAGACTCGCCTTCCTTGCGTTCGATGTTAGGCCCGCACTTAGGTAGTTCGCCAGCGTAGACGATTGGGCGGGGACGCATGGAGAGGCCGTAGTTGGCGAGGGCGAGGGCCATGACCGCATCATCCGTCATTCCCTCCGGGGCCGTGTACCTAACGCCCGTCCTCGTTACTTCGTATTCGAACGATTCCAACTCGGTTTGGAGTATGTCACAATCAAACGCTATCTGTCCAGACTGAAAAGCGACGGCTAGCGACTCCATCAGCCGCTGGCGTGAGGGCATCGAGAAGATGTACCCCTCGACGTTGGGGCACACCTTCTGCAATCCGTCCACAATCGCATCGCCTACGCCAGTCGAGTCAACCAGGGCGAACGTGCGCCCGATGGTGCGGGCGATTCTGGATGTAGTCTCACCCCAAGGAATGTGCTGGAATCGGTCAAAACTGACTAACTGGCCTCGATTGTCCAACCCCGCACACACTGAAAAGTCAACCTTTTTGGCAAGGTCAACGCCGAACTGAGCAACCGGACCCGGATCGGTTATCTTCCGCCTAGCCGCCTGAATGTGCTTGTACCCGAACGGGTTGCCAGTGTCGTCACCCGGCTCGGCAAGGTACAACTCCTGAAACACCATCTCAGGGAGCAGCCGCTTGGCATCCTCAATCTCGGATGCCGCCAACACCCCGGCCTCTACCGCGTCGTAAGCCGTGAGTTTGGCGTAACTCATCCCCCCGGTCCCGGCCTTCGCCATTTGCCCTAGTTTGTAGGCCCAGTTCTTGCGCCCCTTGACGTTGCCGATGACGCGAACGGGGCCGCGTGTGGCCGTCAGGGTGGACCGCAAAGCGTGCCAAGACTCTTCCTTGCAACGGCTGGCCTCATCGACCACTGCACCGTGTACATCCTCACCGTACAGGCTGTCCGGGTCGTCGGAACCCTTAAACCAAATATCGCAGTCCTGCCCGGTGAAGTGGATTCGGAGTTCGGTGTCGTTGCATGACCAAATGACCTTGTGGGGGTCGGTCCGGCTCATCATCCGGCGCACGCGGCGGTAGGCAATCTTGGCAACCGGGAAGGTCGGAGCAACCCACCACCAGTTGCGCCCCGGCTTGCCCTTAGACCAAGCCTCAGACAGAATCCAAGTGATGCACCCGACCGTCTTTCCGGCCTTGGTGCTGGCCTCGATCACCGCGTACCGAGCCGGGTTGAAGATCGCCGCCCGTTGCTTTGGGTACAGGCTTGGCAGGGTGAGCGTGCGGGTGGTCATCCGCCGTTGGCCTCGTTGTCGAACATGACGCGGTACTCGGCGTGCGCCACAATCTCCGTTACCTTCCCGTCATCAAGCCGCTTTATCTTCTCGGCGTGGTGTTCGTCGGCCTGGTTCATTGCTTCCAGCAGAGCCGCCGTCCTGACACACTGGTCTACCTGCCGCGCATCCCCGTCGATGATCGCCAGTTGCAGGGCGTTCTTAAGGGCACCGACCAACTCAGCCCGGAACTCAGCCGAGATAGGCCAACGGGGTTTGTAGTTAAGCGGGTCTGAGCAGGAACGCCGGACTATCGCCCGGTCCTTCTCAACCGACATATCAAGGCTACGTGCTGTTGTGTCCACTATTGAGTGTACTCGTTCCCCTTACCCCTGTAAGGATCAACTTAGTCTATCACTGTTTGCCGTCAGATCACTTCTGCTTATGTCCGATCCAAACAACCTGTCGGAAGATTTCAGCGTGCCGACTTTTTCAGGCGTAGGATCAATCTTTCGTTTGGGGCGTGAGAGGGGAAACAACCTTGCATCTTGCATCAAGCCTCCCAAGGCAGGTCGTCAGCCCACGGCGGTACGGTTGCTGACTCGCTTACGTCCGGCTCTGGCAGCAACGTAGACCGCAACCGGGTGGCGTTCAACCTTCTCGTACGTGCGGGTGAGTTGGCCCTTGGCGGTGAGGTTTTCGAGTACCTTGCGTGCGTTGCAGTTGCTACCGAGTTGTAGTGCTTGGCAGACATGGAGAACGCTACGGGGCTTCCCGTCGCTCATGAGTTTGGCGATTCTGACCTTGACCGGCTGAAACACGGTCCAATCGGGGGTTACACCCTTAGGGGTGGTCATATCACAGGCTCCTAAACAGGTGGTTCTCGGCTTCGGTCATCCGCTTAGCCGCTATCTCGCAGTACCCCTCGTCCAGTTCGATGCCGATGAACTTCCGGCCCGTGCGGATGCAGGCGACTCCGGTAGTTCCTGAGCCGGTGAAGGGGTCCGCGATGGTGTCGCTCTGCTTCGTGTAGTCGTCGATAATCCGCTCCATGAGAATCACAGGCTTCTGTGTTGGGTGAACTCGCTTGATACCCCACCCGTCTGCATTGACTACGCCACCGTGCATCACCCTGTAAATCTTGTCATACCCGCTTGTTTTGTTAGTCCAAGCAAGTTCGAAGGGTGAGCCGAGCATCCTGTCGGCGTTCTCGTTTACCCGCTTATCCCAGCAAATCCAACGCCCGCGATGCGGGAGCGCGTGCGGGTAGCAGTTCGCGCCGAACGCGATGACGACGCACTCCATTCTTAGAATCCAACCTATGTCAAGCGTTCCGGTATCACCAGCAATACCGACCCACTCAAGAGTCGTCAGGTCATGCCCTATCCAGTTGAGCCCATACGGCGGGTCAGTCACCACAGCATCAATCCCTGTGAGCGTCGGAAGTACCTCTAGGCAGTCCCCGTGGTACAGCGTCCAATCCTTTCCGCTCGCGTAAGGGGTCAAGCGATGCTCCTGAACTCGGTTGGAAGGTGCCAAATGCCCCCGACGCGCCGGGCGAGGTGGACGGTTGTGTGTCCGCTTGGGAGGACTTCGCCGTAGGCCCAGCCGTTTTCGTGTGCGAGTGCTGCTAGGTGGGTCGAGTTGTACGGCATTGCGAGTTTGCACATGCTCGGGCAGGCGTACCCCTCGCGTCGGCGCAGGCCGGGCATGTTGACGACCTCGGCGCGGTGCAGGTGGCCGATGATGACCTTCTCATAGATGGTTGCCGACTTGCGAACGGTACCCTCGCCAGACCCGAACCCGTGGATACAGGACAGGTCCCCGATCTTGTAGACGAGCCGCTTGTCGTAGGGGATGATGGTTGCTGAGCCGCAAGCGTGTTCGATGTCGTCGATCATGGCTTGTGCTTGGTCCCTGACGTTCCCGTTCGGGCTTGTGAGCAGGTTGACCAGCCGTTGATCGTGGTTGCCGTAGAGGAATGCGGTCGGCTTGAACTTCTTGATGAAGTCGAGTCCCGCTTGGAAGTCGCGTAGCCCGCTTTCGTATCGCTCGCCTTCGGATGCTTTGGAACGGAGAGCGCGGAAGTCGAAACAGTCACCGCCAAAGACCTTGATTTCGGGTTTCCATATGTCGCAGAACTTGTGGAACGTGCGGACGGTCGGTACGTCCTGCATGTCGCCGTGTAGGTCGGTGCAGAATACCCACCGCTTAACTTTCAACATGCCGCCCCTGCGTCACGGTATCTTTTGAAGTGAATCACCTTCCATGCGGTCGAACGACAGACTCCGTACTTGTCTGCTATTTGCTGTAGAGTAACCAGTCCACTGGCATACTCAGCCCGCATTTCATCCGCCCCAGCATTGGTTATCTTTGCGTTGTAACGATCCTCGCTACGAGGGTAGTTTTCTGGCTTCGTTCTAGTCCCGTTTCTGTCTCCACTCGCTACCCTCTCTGGGTGAGTTTGTGCCATGCAGCGTCCCTTTTTAGCGCAGTCTTGCATGTTTTCTTTTTGGGTTCCAGCCCACAAATGGTCTGGGTTAACGCACGCAGGATTGTCGCACTTGTGGCAAACACAAAGCCCGTCTGGAATCGGTCCATAAGCAAGCACATAGGAGAATCTGTGGGCCTTTTGGGTGGTTCGGCTCTGTGGTGAGAAGTGGCCGTATCCGCGTCTCACTTTGTTCGCCGTCCACACCCAGCACCCTTTTGGATGTGGTGCTTTCGATACCTTTGACCAGAACCGTTCAGCCACAGATAGTTTTTGCTTTGCCATTCACGCGCTCTCTAGGTGTTCCGTCCTTGTAACACGGGGTAGTCTAGGCATGATGACTCGGCCTACGAAAACGCCGCACTGAACCTTGCGGTCCGGTGCGGCGCGAAAGCGAAGCCTAAACCCCGCCGCTCAACCTTTCGGGAACGGCGGAGCGGGAAGAGAGAGCCGGTGATTCTAGTCGGTCAGACGCTCAGGGGGAATACCCGCAACGCTTGTCGTCGCGTACACCTTGTCCCGGTCAATCGACTCCGGGTTGTACAACGGTCCCTGCACGACTCGGAACGCTTCCCCGTAGTACTCCATCGGGAGCAGGTCGAGGCAGAGGGATCCGTCTGCGCGGAGTAGGCCGGTTGGCGCAGCGGTAGCGGCCCAGTCTTTGACTTTCATTGATACGCCGCCAATCTCGACCGTTCCACATAGGCTCATGCCTTCGTTATGGTAATGCCACTCGGTTTCGGGAATGGGAAACGCCGGTCCACCATCATCAATCGGTTTCTCGCCCATTCTTCCTTCCTTCTCCCGCGTCAGGCGGGGTTAATTGCTCGGATTGCCGCGTCGATTGCGTGGAGGAGGGTGGGGCCGCTTTCGTACATCGGACTCCACCTGTCGGCTACGCCGTGCTTTCCGTCTTTCAGGATTCCCCACATCAACTGCCTATCGCCATCTTCGCCAACCGTCGCCCGCTCCATTAACCACCTCAACCCGCTCATGCAGGCGAGGTCGATTAGAGAATCCATCACAGGAACCCCCTCGCAGTCAGGGGCGAGAGAGCAACCAAAGGGACGGTACAGGTACGAGTCACAGCCACCGTCGTAGTCAAAGCCGACCAATCGCGCCCCCTCCGGCCATCCCCCCAGCATCTTCGCAAGTTCGCTAGCGGTCATTTGCTCCCTTTCACGCAACCATCAACTGCCTAAGTGTATCGAACGCCTCGTGTTTTACTTTGTTCACCTGACCTATCGATATGCCCATCATACCGGCAATAGTCCGCTCTGTAAAGCCCCGCAGGGTGTGCGTGATGACCTCCCGCTCGGTTGGCTCCAGAGCGTCGATGTACGACCACAGGAGCATTTGCCCGCTCCGGTCGGCGGTACGCTCGGTCGGGGCCGCTAAAGCCATTGGGACGGCCTGTGTGACCTTGGCGCGGGCCGCTGCCGCCCAGCATTCCGGCGTTGTCCGCTTCCGCCCCAGTTCCGGCGTGGAAATGACCCCGCGTTCACAGTGGTACGCCCGGTAGATTTCCTTCCGCATCGACCCACAGACGTAGGTACTCAGGTGTGTGCCCTTGTCCGGGTCAAACGACTTGACGCACCGGATGAATGCCTCGGTCGCGTAGGAGATATACACATCCCGGTCCGCGCCGTAGAGGTTCGGGCCGTTGACAGCCGACAGGATCAGGCCGTAGTTCGCCTCGATCAGTTCGTTACGGGCCGCGAGGTCGCCAGCCTGCGCCCTTCGGACTAGGCGGTTATTGCGGGATTGCTTGGATTCGGTAGGGGTGCCAGTCGTCATCGGTTCCTTTCGGGTCAGGTAGTGGCAAACAAGGCCGGGTACATCCGGCGTACTTCATCGTCCGGTACGTTCAACTGCTTTACCTTTCGCCCACCGTTCGCCAGTGCGCAAACGATCTCTCCGCTGCTGAGTCTAAGTAGCCATGTCTCGACATTTCCAGTGGACTCGACGAAGTTACCGCGTTTCATCTTGAGCAGTTCGGTCGCCTCTTTGATCCTCGGATCGGTCGCTGGTGCTGCTGGCAACGGGGACGGCGCTGGCTTGGCCTCTACTGCCGGTGCCTTTCGGTTGAGCATGAGGGCTACGTCCCGGTCCATCTTGGACAAGTGGAAGCAACCGCATTCGGGGCATTCGTAGGGGTAGAGCGTCGGCGCACCTTCCCTCTGCCTAGACGCAGCGACACGACCGGCGTGTTCCGCGCTGAGGTACGCCCTTTTCTGTTCGCACTTCAATGGGCCTTCCTTTCTGGTAAAACTTGGCCTACCGACCGCTTGCTACGGAAACGATGACGACAACCCACAGCAGCAGGCCAAACACACCAAGGGCGACCGCGTGCGCCCCGGATTGGCCCTTGGACTTACCAAGAGCCAAAGCACCGAGAACAATCGCGGCAAGCGAAACAGGCATAAACAGGAACCCGACAACTCCGCACACGACACCCGCCCTGCCTAGGTCGCTCCCGTCTACTTGGCTTTCCTCTGTCGCCGGCGAGCATCCGGCCAGTTCATCGGGCATGTCTTCCCAGTGGGTGAGAGAAAACCGCTTGGTGTCGATCTTCGCCAGCAGATCGGATTCGCTTGGAGCCTCGATTTTCTGGTACGAACGGGAGCCGGTTTTTCGGTTGACGACTGTTGCGCGGTATGTGGGCACGGGATCCTTTCTTTGGTAGAGTCAAGTACCAGAGAGTTTCAGGGGAGGAGCCGGGCTTGGCGGCTCGATCATCTTCAGGTTGCGGAGTATCCGCTCGCAGGTATCGCTGGAAACGAATCCCCCGCACGAATAGACCTTGTGGATGCACTCAGCCGCCTCGATCAGGTCGCCAAGGTGGTGCAATACCAGAGTGTCTATCGCGTCCTGAGCCTCTGATAGCGTATCTACGTGGGCGTTTTCGTCGTCCCACGCGGACAGGTGGCGTCTAAGTTTTTCAATCACTGATTCGTTCATTCGGTTCCTTTCGAGTGAGTTTTCGCAAAAACGAAACGACCGCTTTTTTTGGTTTTGGGCCTGTTTTGAGTGTCTATCCCGTGGTCCAACCCACCAGAGGTTGCCTTGTGCTCTGCTACGTGATGCTTGGCTTCTGTGGCAAGACTTTCACAGGACTTCTTCTACTACTTTCACCTTCCGTCTTCCCTGCCTTTTCTTGATCCTACCGGGCACTTTGCGTTTTTCTCGCCAGGCCCCTGTCGGTATCCGATTTGGCAATACGACAAAGCGGATTTGTAAGAACACCGCGCACACCAACCCTAACCAACAACAAACAATCGCGGCATCTTGTCGGTTCCATATCGGGGTTTATACCCATTCGTGGCGATATTTGACCCCTTGTGAATCTGTGGGGTGGTTTGTGTCGATAGTATGTACAGACCTGTGGACCGAAACCGCAGGATGGAGAACTCAGATGCGAACCCTCTGGTATAAGAACTTTGATGACGCGAATGATTGTGCGATGACTTGGTCGTCTGATCGGAACGCGACCGTTCGCGTGTTTGCGAACGATGACCGCACCCGCTTCTATGTCGAGTGTGGGCCTTCGTTCCCGATGCGTAACGAGTCCATCCTTGCTATCTGGAAGGGTGGCAAGCGGCAGCAGAAGGCACCGACATACGCCCCCGATAAGAGCCACCTTGACCGCGAATGATCCTCTCCCCTCCCCCAGCCGAAAGGCACCGGGGAGGATTGCTCTAACCGAAAGGACCCCATGAACAGCAACGACGCAGCCCGCACCGCCTCCCTCGCCCTTGGCCGCAGCCCGTACAGCCCCGGAACCTCCCGCCTCGCGGCGGACCTTGAAAGGACTAGCACCGTGACGACGAAGCGTGCGGGTAGCCGCTACGAAACGACCCATCCTAAGGATGCCCCCAGCATCACAGGGAAGTTTCACTACGGCGTTACGACCCCTGACGGAGGCTTGCTCTCGTGCACCAGTCCAGCCGACGCTGGCCGCGTGTGCGATCTGCTCAACGAACTGACAGACTCTAATGCCGATCTGGTGGATGCGTGTAAGGCGGCACTCACTCAGTTTGAGTACATGCTTGAACTGATGGGAGACGGCATGATGGGAGAGTTTTACGTTGGCGCAGATTCAGAGTGTTTGACCAGTGCCGAAACCATCCGCGCCGCCATCGCCAAAGCCACCAATGGCGGGGGTGAGGCGTGAAAAACAAAGACTGGCAGAACAAGGCCGGAGGGGTGTTGCACACAGACCTCACGAGAGCAGAGTCGAGAATCGCACACGCGATGATGCTTGTGACTGATCCCGATGAACTGCGCGCGCTCAACTCGGCATTCATCCAGATTCAGGGCGTGATCGCACGGATGTTTGGCGATGCACCACGCCCGAAGGTCGGAACCTAACCACCCTCACCCCCCGCCCAACGGCAGGGGGTGGGATTTATGAAACGCCCCTACTACCAAGTGATGATGAAGGACTCCGACCGCGCCGAAATCGACGCTGGCCGCAAACTGCTAGCCGAAGGGGGCCGCATCCTCACGGGTGCCGCGTACCTTCGCGAAGCCGCCCGCATGTACCGGAAGTGTCTACAGAAAAAGCGGCCCAACGCTTGACACAGATTCGATGACCGTTAAACTTCTCTGAAAGGAAGCCCATGTGCAACTTCAAGTCCGCCTTTGTTCTCAAGCCCTCCATAGAGGGTGCCCGCCCCGAAATCCTCCACTGCCCCGGCGTGGATTCGCACGAGGAAATCGCCAGGCGGCTCAATATCCGCGACCGTCGATCCGCGTCCGCTGGAGACTTGCTTGCGGCCCGTATCGAGTTCACGCCCGACTGGAACGCGGACATTACCAAGCCCGAAGCGTGGACCCTGCGCGTTGACGAGGAACGCAAGCCAGCGTGGTGGACCGAGCAGGTGGACGATCAGGTGAAGGCGGCTATGTGGGGGATTGTGACGGGGATGCTGATTACGACGGGCACACACAAGAAGGTCGGCGGGGATTGGCTGGTGTTGGGCGGCGAAACGTCGCTGACACTGACTGACGGGGTGGCGCGGTTGCACAACAAGGCCACCGTGACCGCTTGGGGCAGCAGCACCGTGACCGCTTGGGACAGCAGCACCGTGACCGCTTGGGACAGCAGCACCGTGACCGCTTGTGGCAGCAGCACCGTGACCGCTCGGGACAGCAGCACCGTGACCGCTCGGGACAGCAGCACCGTGACCGCTTGGGACAGCAGCACCGTGACCGCTTGGGGCAGCAGCACCGTGACCGCTCGGGACAGCAGCACCGTGACCGTCGAATCTTCCTACGCCTACACAATCGGGCGCGGTAGGCACGATGGAAACGGATGCCCCGTCCTGCTCGCTACCGCCTTGATTGTCGGTCGCGTTTACCGGATCGTTGACGGGAAGTTTGTTGGCGAACCGAAGTCAGTCTAACGAAAGGAAGCAAATGCAAAACGAACTTGACCCCTACGACGGCGTACCCGCTGACACCATCCCGCCCCGTCCCCGCGACCCCTCCGAGGATTACGACATAAAGGGGGAGATTGTCCCCTGCGAATCAGTGCAGGAGGTCTACGCCGTGCTGACCGTCTGGGATCACGCCGACTCCGACGTTTACTCGTATGGTGATGGGGGCAAGCACGAAAATGCCCGTCGCGTCAACGAGTTCAACAACGACTGTAAACACGGACGCTCATACCTCGTCCGCATACCCGTCCCCGAATACGTCCCGCCCGCGAAGTGAAACCTAGAGAAAGGAAGCAAATGGATCAGATCAAGTTCTCAGTAGTCCCGTCCAACCGTGACCCGTGGAAGGTCTGCAAGTGGAAGCCCGTTGCCGATGTGGTCAAAAGCGGCTCCATCATCTACGTGCCGCTGTTCCCCAAGGGCTACGCCGACACCTGCTCACAGGTACACAACGCCCTTAAGGTTCACGGGGTCAACGTCACGACCAAGAAGAACGGCAAGGGCATCTATGTGAAGGCGAAGAAGTGACCTGTACCTGTGGCTCCGAAAACCTGACCTTCCGCGAGTCGCGTTTGGATAACTCGCTCGACGGAGGGAAGGCGCACGTTTGGACCTGCGACGACTGCGGGGCCGAGGTGGTAGACCTTCCCTGCGAGGCGTATGACGTTCTGAAAGAAGGTGCCGATTGACTACGCCGCTGCCAGCACCGGGAATCTATCGTGGGGTTGACTATGCCACCTATGCCGCGTGGCCCGCCCTTCGCCCTTCGCACCTGAAAGAAGCCCTCTCATCGTGGGCGCACTTCCGGCACGCAGAAACTGCCGAGGAATCAGATCCGACCGATGAAATGATCTTCGGCACGCAGGTACACGCGGCCCTTTGGGAGCCAGCCCGGTTCCATGCCGAGTTCGCTTGTGGCCCCGACGAAGCAAAGAACTCGGTCATATGGAAAGAGGCCCAGAAAGCGACGACCAAGACGCTGATTAAGCCCTTTGCGGCTGACGGGAAGCCCTGCTGGCGTGACCTTGTCGGGATGACCAACGCAATCCGCAAGCACCCGGTAGCGTCCAAGATCGTTTCCCTTCCCGGTGAGTCTGAGGTTTGCATCGTGTGGAACTGCTCGATTACCGGCGAGCCTCGCAAGTGCCGCATCGACCGCCTGATTAAGCGCGCCAACGGGTATCTGATTGTGGACTACAAATCCACCCGCAACGCATCGCCCCGCAAGTTCGCTTCACAGGCTCACGAACTTGGATATGACGTTTCCGCCGCTGACTACGTAGACGCGGTACGCTCAGCAACCGGGGCGGAGGAAGTGGCCTTTGCGTGGATTGCTGGCGAGAAGGATGCCCCTTACGTGTGCGCCGTGTACTCATCGACCGACGCGGCTACGTCACCGGACTTCCTGACCAATGGCCGCAGGCGAAGGGATCGGCTTATGCGTGGCCTAGCCGAGTGCCGAAAGACCGGGGTGTATCCCGGCTACTCAGACAAGATCGAACCGCTCCGTGTACCCGCCTATGGGATTGAGGATGAAACGCTATGACAACCAAGACCATGACCATCTACGACCGCGCATCCTCGCTCAGTGCGGGTAACGCCCTGAAGTTCTCGCCCGATCAGTTCTCGCTCATCAAGGCCCAGTGCGTCCGCGACTTCACCGATGACGAGTTCCTTTTCTTCGCCCAGTTCGCTACATCCAAGGGCCTCAACCCGCTGGCGAAGGAAATCTACGCTTGGAAGCAGCAGGGCAAGATCATCTTTGTTACCAGCATCGACGGGTTCCGCAAGAAGGCGGGAGAGTCGGGACGCTACAACGGTCGGACGGCTCCCGAATGGATGGACGAATCCGGCAACTGGCACACGGCTTGGATCGGCCCTAAGCCCCCGGTAGCCTGTCGGGTGGGTGCTCGTCTTGCGGGTCACCCTGAGCCGACATACGCCACCGTTATGTGGAGGGAGTTCGCTAAGGACACCCCTACGTGGAAGGCGATGCCTGCCCATATGTTGAGCAAGGTTGCCGAGTCACACGCCCTCCGCGCCGCGTTCCCCGACCAACTGAGCGGACTCCATGAAGAGGGAGAGGCGGTCGATGCTTCGCCGTACTCAGATACGCCGGGGACGAAGAAGGTTGCCAACGTGGCCGACATGCTGGATGAACTCGCCCCGGACGTTATCGCCAAACCCACCCCCGACTTTGACGTTTCCGACTACCGCAAGGGCCTCGACCAAGTGGCCCAAGCGAACGGATGGGAACCAGAGGAAGCGGACGCACTGGTAGCCGTCGCCCTTCGCTCCAAGGGTTTTGAGTCTATCGAGTTGACAACCGCCGACTGGCGGGAGAAAATGCTGGACGCTTTGCGGTCGGATTCACAGAAAGACAAGCGTAACGCGAAAAGGAAGGCACAATGAAACAGGTCATCACCCTCCCCACCGGAGACTTCACATGCTCACTCTCAAGCGGCTGTGGTGCGTTCTGTTCGGCCATCGCTACGGCTGGTAACACGTCTGCCAGCACGACTGCAACGGCGAAACAACCTCCATCTTCATCAGTCAATGCTCCCATTGCGGGTACGTCCATGCTCGCGTCTACCGAAGCGCGAAGCCCCACCCCCGCCCCTTCGCCGGTGGAGGGGGAGCGTGCAGTCAGATATGACGCTACCGGCTATCCGTCATCGATGGGCATGTACGTGCTGTACGTGGATCACAAGAAACTGACCGCCTCCCTCCGCTCCTCCCTCGCTGCGGCACGGGCGGAGGTGGAGGCTTACAAGCGGGCCAAGAGCGAGAACGACGAACGCTTCATGATCGAACGCGACGAGGCTCGTGCCGAAGCAGGCAGGGCGCAAGATCGAGCCTTGGAAGCGGAGCGTGAGGCGTCCGGTCTTGCCTCCGACCTCGCCGCGCTCAAGTTGCGGGTGGAGAGGGCGGACGCTCTCGCTGAAAACGTGCAACGGTGCCAGCGTGCAGAGGGTCCGTGCCCGGTCTGCAAGGCTGCCGCTGCCGACTACCTAGCCGTTGTCCCCACCGGGCACGCGGGGGATTAACCGCCCTGAGGGGCAGAAGGAAGAAGTATGCACCGCACGATTTGGAAGTTTCCCATCGACATCGTAGATCAGCAGACCATCAAGGTTCCGGCAGGCTCGCACATCATCCATGCCGGGCTAGACGCGGACGATCAGCCGTGTGTGTGGGCAGAGGTCTATCCGTCTGCTGAGCGAATCTCGCACACCATCTTTGTTCGCGGGACCGGCCAATCGCTCTCGTTCAGTGGTCACAACGCGAGGCACTACGGCTCATTCGTTCAAGATCGGTTCGTCTGGCACGTTTACGGCTCCCTCTAACCCACCCCACCCACCCGGCGAAAGGAATGGAATGAAGAAGAGCAAGAAGGCGACTATCGGAGACAAACTGGCAGACCGGTTCCTGCAAGAGCCAATGAAGGACAACTGCAACGGACGCTGGTTATGGGCGTTCTGTGGCTATGTGAACAGCGACGGGAAGGGAACCGAGAAGGCCGCGAGAGAGAGGTATGCGGAAGTTCGCGCCGCGCTGGTAAAGGCTCACAACGCGGCGGTTCGGAGGGCGGTGAGGGAAACACGGCGAGCGTGCAAGTTGGAAATGGCAGGCGCGTACTGCTCAGCCGAAGTTGCATTTGACCGCATCAAATCCCGCTACGGAGTGAAACTATGAACCCCAGCCCCGCAGAGAAGCCGAGCCTTGTCGATGATCTACAGCAAGTCTCCCGCCGAACCAGACGCGATGAGGTACGAGAACTGTGCCGCCAAGCCGCCGACGAACTCTCCCGCCTCGCCGGGGAACTGGCGCGGGTGGAGGGGGAGAGGGATGCGGCACGGAAGGCCGTCAGGTCAGAACACTCGTTTGTGCGCCAGAAGGAATCGGAAATCATCACGCTACGAGACGACAGGTATGTGTTGGCGGCTGAGTGTGCGGCGGCGAGAGTGTTGCACACTACATCCATCGGTGTAATTAACGACGGGTGGCCGCAAGAGTCACTTGTGGACGCAACTGCGACCCTCAAGGCCGCACGCTCCGCCACCGATGCCAGCCAAGCCCTTGACCGTGCAGCACGAAGCCTCCCAACCCCACCCGCAAAGGAGCAGCGATGAACCCCAGCCCCGCAGAGAAGCCGAGCCTTGTCGAGAACCTACAGCAAGTCTCCCGCCGCACCAGACGCGACGAGGTACGCGAACTGTGCCGACAGGCAGCCGCCGAACTCGCCGCTGCCCATGCCGAAGTGGAGAAGTGGAAGGCCAACCACGCCGACATGGTGAACAGGAACAGGCTGCTCCGCGACCGGCTCGATCTACCCGCTGGTGAGGTCCATCCCCGACTGGCAATCCTTGACGAACTCTCCCGCCTCGCAGGTGAACTGGCGCGGGCTACCGACCTACTGCGACAGGCCCGTGTGTTCGTGTACGACGACACGCTCATGTGTGCCGACCTAACCCGATTCGCCCCGCTCGATCCTGAGTCACAGGCGAAGCACGACAGCACCGAGAGCCTGTCTGAGCAACTGTTACCGAAGATTGACGCTTTCCTTCCCCCCACCCCACCCGCAAAGGAGCAGCCATGAACGAGGAACATATCAACGAAATCGCACGCAAACACGCCGAACTCATCGAGCAGGACAACGCATCCCCGTCAGCAAACGTGCCGACCGTGATGGGGCGTATTGCTCAAGCCCTCCGCTCCATGCTCCCCCCGCCCGGCTCGGTACTCACCGCAGATGGGAGCGTGCTTGAGGCCGCGTTCGATCAGCGCGTGGCTCAGACGCATGGCCGGAGCAATGACGGGCAGTGGTACAACGTGCCGATTTTCTTCCCGTATCCAGCCGCCCAAGCCGAACTCAAGGCGGCCAACGACAACGCCGAGTTTATCGTCGCGCACCTCCATCAAGTCGTCCGCCTGCTACGCGAGGAGGTGAAATACTCCCGCGTTCATCTTATCCGCGAGGAGCACCCAGACGGAGGGACGGTCGCACCGTTTTACTCGCTCAACACCCACGGCACACAAGCCGACGACTGCAACTACGCAGACGCACGCGCCGCCGTGGATGACGCGAAAGCCCTTGCTGATCCGGTGATCCCATGACCCGCACCGACGAAATCTGGCAGCACGACCTGCGCGGCCCGATCCGTCGCAAGATCGAATCCGCAAAGAATGCCGGGCGAGGCGTGAACGTCAGCCCATACTGGCTCACCCGCATCCTCGACAGACTCGAAAAGCACGAACCGTTGAAGCCGTATCAGCGCGAACTCAGGATCACCGCACAGGAGTCCCCCAAGTGAAGAACCCAAGCGAGATGACGAACGACGAGGTGAACGAGGCTGTGGCTGTGGAGGTGATGGGGTGGACCGTCGCGCACGTCACAGACGAAGTGATCGGTATCGAATACGACAACTACGTTGACAGCAAGGGAGTAGGAATGGTCGGGGTCGAACGCTTCTCCCCCTCCACCGACATCGCCGCCGCGTTCTTGGTGGCAGACAAGGTGATGGAGTCTCGGCACGTTCGCATGAGCCTCCTCTTCGGCAGCCACATGAGGCCGAACGCAGAGTTTTTCGACGTTGCGACGGGACAGCATCGGTTCGGCGCGTCGGCAGAGACGCGCGAACGCGCCATCTGCGAAGCCGCCATCCTCGCCGATTCGACACACGCACTGGAGGCAGAATGAACACCTACACGATCAAGCCGTTGGAGTGGAAGGCAAACGACCCGGCGACATTGAGGTACATTCTCTTTTTCGCAGAAACGATCATCGGGCACTACGTCATCGGCAAGAGTGGGCCAGAGTTCTACGTCGAGTGGTTCGACGGCAAGTCTGTCTGTGCCTCGGTAGACGCTGGGAAGGCCATAGCCGAAGCCCACTACCTCTCTCGACTACTGCCCGCACTCGCACCCGTCACGAAGGAGAAGCAATGACCATGACCGCCGCCGAACGGGAGAAGTTGGTGGAGAAGCCCATCCGCCTTGTCTACGTCGCAGGCCCGTACCGCGCCGCAACCGAGCGGGCCGTAGTCGAGAACATCCGCAACGCCGAGGCCGTCGCCCTGATGGTCTGGCAGGCGGGCTTCTACGCTCTCTGCCCGCACATGAACACAGCCCTGTTCGGCGGCGCGTGCCCGGATGAAGTGTGGCTGGCGGGTGACTTGGAGATGATGCGGCGGTGCGATGCCGTCGTAGTCTGTCCCGGCTGGCGTTCATCGTCTGGCACAAAGGCCGAGGTTGAGGAGGCCAAGGCCAGAGGAATCCCGGTGTTCGCAACCGTTGCCGACTTAGTTGATGCTCTTGCCGCTGTGAAGGGGGGAGGGGGAGAGTGAGCAGACCGCTCAATCCCCATGTCCCGCCTCGCTAAACCCCAAATCAATCTCCGCTCCCCCCTTGCCTAGCCGACCTTTCACGTTACCCTTAGCCCAAGGAAGTCTGAGGCACCCATGATCGACCCCGTGGAACTGTCCGAGCGTCTACACCGAGCGGCCAACCTATGCCCCCACTGTTCCGGCCTGCTAAACGAATCCGCCGAGTTCATCCGGTCGATCCGTGTTTCGGTCGATGAGATCCAGTCGGTAGCAGCCGCGAAGATGAACAGCCGAGGGGAAACGCCGGGATTCCTTCGCGCCCTTGCCGCCTACCCGGACGGGTTCAGAAAGCCGACGCTCCGCCGTTATTGGGTGAGCGAGAACCTAGAGCCGGAAACCGATGCAATCGTCGCCGGGATCAACCGCTGGGAGGCCCATTGGCTAGCGAACGGGTATCGGGTCGGGATGGACAAGTTCCTTTGGGAAGAGATGTGGAAGCAAACGCCACCGGAGCCGAAGCGTGACCACCGAGCAATCAAAGCAGACCGCGAGTACGCCGAGCCTGAGAACGATCTGCCCGTATACAGACGCGCGGGTAGCAAACCTGATGCGATGGGCAACCGTCCCGGCTAGGCACCTTGCCAAGTACGCGGGAACGCCCGTACCGCTCTGGGAGGAAATCGTGTCCAGCCTCAAGGAAAGGATCGGAACCGGAATGCTGCATGGTCTGGTAGGTATTCGCGGATGCGGAAAGACGCAGGCCGCTATTGAGGTTGGGCGCGAAGCCTGTACCCGATGGGTTGAGCGTGGCAGCGTTGGCCCGCGCCCGTTCTTGTACCGTAAGACGATGGACCTTTTCCTAGACGTTCGCGGCACGTTCGGAACGACTGGCAGGTCTGAGCGGGACGTTCTAGAGGCTTACGTGTCTGTGTCGGTATTGGTGATGGATGAGGTTCAGGAGCGGGGCGGGACCGAGTTCGAGGACCGGATGTTGACCTACGTGCTGGACCGCCGTTACGACGCGAAGCGGGACACGCTGCTGGTATCGAACCTGACGCGGAAGGAGTTTGCGAAAAGTATCGGGAGTTCCATCGCGTCCCGCTTGACAGAGTGCGGGAGCGTGGTAGAGTTCGACGGCATTGAGAGTTTCAGGACAGCGAAAGGAAGCGGATGACCAACTCACGCGCCAAGGGAGCAGCCGGAGAACGCGAACTAGCCGAAGTCCTGCGCGGGATGGGACATACCAAGTGCCGACGCGGGCAGCAGTTCAGCGGGTCCCCGGATTCGCCTGACGTTTGCGGTATCCCCGGAGTTCACCCCGAAGTGAAGCGGGTTCAATCGTTGAACCTGAATGCCGCGATGGATCAGGCGGTACGGGACGCGGGATCGAACACCCCCGCCGTCTTTCACCGCCGCAATAACAAGCCTTGGCTGGTGACGTTGAGGCTTGCCGATCTTGAATCGTTTATGGCCAAGTGGAAGTCATCGAAGGAGTCCGAATGATCCCAGCAACCACTTGGTCCATCCATCCCGGCGACACCCGCGCCTCTCTCGCCCGGCTGCCAGAGCGGTCAGTGCGATGCTGCGTGACTAGCCCGCCCTATTGGGGCTTGCGTGACTACGGCCACGACGGGCAGATCGGGCTTGAGCAGACACCCGCCGCCTACGTAGCGTCGATGGTTGAAGTGTTCGCGGCCGTGCGGCGGGTGCTGACTGATGACGGGACGCTTTGGCTCAACTTAGGGGATTCGTTCGCATCTACGACAAAGGGGAGCGGCGGGCCGGATTCGTCTAGCACGCTCGTTGGCACGAAGGCGGAGGGGAACGGGCAGCGGATGGCTCCCCGAAAAATGACCCTGACAGACGGCATCAAACCCAAAGACCTAGTGGGCATCCCTTGGCGCGTCGCGTTCGCATTGCAGGCGGACGGGTGGTACCTGCGTTCCGACATCATCTGGCACAAGCCGAACCCGATGCCCGAGAGCGTCACCGACCGGCCGACCAAGGCGCACGAGTACCTGTTCCTGCTCGCGAAGAGCGAGCGGTATTTCTACGACGCGGGGGCGATTGCGGAGCCTGCCGCATACCCAGACGACAAACGCCGACCGCTCGGTTCTAAGGGTGCTTGGCAGATGGACGGGCGAGAGCAGCGTGAAAACGGAGGCGGTGTCGCGTATGAACACGACACATCCACCCGTAACAAGCGAGACGTTTGGACCATCGGCACCCAGCCCTACAGCGGAGCCCACTTCGCCACGTTCCCCGAGGCGCTGGTGGAGCCGTGCATCCTCGCCGGCTCCGCGGTCGGCGACACCGTGCTCGACCCGTTCAGCGGGAGCGGGACCACCGGCGCGGTGGCGGTGCGGCACGGGCGGAACTACATCGGGTGCGAGTTGAACCCCGCGTACATCGCGCTGAGTGAGAAGCGGATCGGGGATGAGGCTCCGTTGTTTGTGGCGGGAGGTGCGGCATGAGCCACGCCTACGAAGAAACCAACGGCGGCAACACGCGGGTCCGGGCTGTGAAGGCCACGGCCCACCTGACCCCGCGCGAGGCTGCTCGCGCACGGATGCCCCTGCGCACCCTTGCCGAGTGTGGTGAGATCATGGGCATGTCGTTTCAGAGCGTGTCACGCCTGGAGCAGCGCGCCCTTGAAAAACTACGCCGCGCCCTGATCGAGCATGGGGTCGTGGACGAGCAGGGTCGGCTTGTGCGGGAGGTGGAGGGATGAGTAAACTGGCGTGGTTCCAGTTCTATCCCGGTGATTGGATGAAGGACGCGAATCTCCGTCGTTGCAGCCATGCTGCGCGCGGTGTGTGGATCGACATGGTTTGCCTGATGTTCGAGTGCGAGGACCGTGGTGTCTTGCAGACTGCTGGACGTGCATGGAGCGATGACGAAATCGCTCAGGCTGTCGGCGGGAGGCCAGATGTGACGGTCGCGTGCGTCGTCGAGCTTCTCGCTAAAGGGGTTGCCCACCGTAACGGTAACGGTGCGGTCTACTCCAAGCGAATGGTTCGGGATCAAGAAACACGGGCAGCGAAGAAGGCTAACGGAACCCGAGGAGGCGAGGCGAGTTCAAGCAAACGTCAAGCAAACCTCAAGCAAGACCCCAAGCACCCCTCTGTCTCTGACTCTGACTCTGGTTTATCTCTGTTCCTGATTCAGAGCGATCCGTCGTTTTCCGCTGCGTGGACGAACTGGCTGGAGTACCGCCGCAGCAAGGGCAAGCCGGTGTCGGACCACGCCGCGAAGCAGCAACTCGCCAAGTGCCAAGCCTGGGGCGTTGCCGCTTCGGTTGCCGCAATCGAAAAGAGCATCTGCAACGACTGGCAGGGCTTGTTCGAGCCTGACCAGAAGGCTTCCCCTGCCCCGCAGCAGGTCAAGGCCGCGCCCGACTTTCTCCGCATGGCCGAGCAAGCCGCAGCCCAACCCCGTGATCCGAGGAGGATGAACCTGTGACCCCACGCGAATCAGCCGACTCGCTCTCGCTCGTGTTCAAGCTCTGGCCCAAGTGCGCCGAGGATTGGGTGACGGAGCAGCAGCAGGAGTTCCTGCGCCGCACGGCGCACATCCGCATCGACGGCGATCAGGCCCGCGCCGCGATCCTGAACCTGTCGATGAAGTCCAAGTACAAGTCGGTTCGCCCGGCTGAGGTCATGGAGGCTCTGAACAACGCGGTCGCGCGGGAAGCCGAGGCCGCGAAGGACACGGCATCGCACGGACTCAAGCGGACCAAGGCTCTCGCTACGGACGTTCTGCTGCACCGGCTACCCGATCACCTGCGCCACGAGGCTCTGCTTCGGATCGACACGATCCTGCCGCCGAAGGCGACGCGCAACAACCTGGGCTGCAACCTCTCACACGCAGCGATGCGGGCCGAGAACGGTGAGTGGTCGGACGCTCTCGAATGGCCCCTGTTCCGCTTCGAGGTGAAGGAGTGCCCGGCTGTCCGCGCGTGGCTCTCGCAGCAGGAACTTCCCGCCCTGGATATCGCCGCGTTCGCCAACGTGAGCTGCAACCCGTACTGAAAGGAAACCGCCCCATGACCTCCCTCCCCACCGACCGCCCCCTGACCGTTGCCGACATGCTCCGCCACCGACAACGGGATCACCGGGCCTGAGTACATCCGCACAGTGAGGATGTTGAGCATCCGCCGCTTGACCCGTCGCCGCACGTCCGCGTCGTCGATGTCCTTCACCTGACGGCGGTAGACCTGCGCGAGCGTGCGATGGTTCGCCTCCGCCTGTAGAGCCTGGGCGAGCCGTGACGTGACGTGCGTGGTCGCGGCCATCGCTACGAACTTCATCGACGCGGACATGATCTCCATGAGTCCCAGCGCGGCCATGCGCTTAGACCCAACCGCTTCGACCACACGCGCGAAGTCGCCGTGTTGCGGGGTCGGCCCCTTCGCCGTGGCGAGGATCGCGGCGTGAACCGAGCCGAACCACTGGCCCGCGATGCGTTCGGCGGGCCGCAACTTCCCGCCCCGTTCGTGATCTACCGCGTCCTTTGCCAGCCGCATGAGCCGCTTCTGCCCACGCTCCATGAACTCCATCTCGTGCTTGAACTCTGCGTCAAGCGGGGTGTTATCGAAGATTCCGCTTGTGAGTTGTGTTTCCGCTCGCATCCCTGCGCTCCTTTGCTTTCAGTCCGCACATCACCGTCGTATGGTCGTACCCGCCCGTGGCTTCACCGATCTGTTCAAGGGTGAGCAGACTTCCGAACGGGAGTGGTGTTTTCCGCATCCATTCCCACACCAGTTGCCGCGCCCGAACCGCCGTCGTGCTGCGCGACCTGGCCTCGTTCCAGAATACGTCCGCACTCAGCTCCAGTTCCTTCAGCGCACGCTCCAGGTGCTCCTCGGCGTAACCGCGCCACGGCTTCGATGACTGTGGCGTGGGCGGAGTCGCGTCCGATGCAGGCAAAGGCCAGCTCTTTCCATGAGGGCACACAACCATGTCGCGTCGTGCGCGAGCGGCACGCAGACCAGACTCGCGCTCGAGCGGCGACGAGATCGGTGGCGAGTGACATTCGCTTTCCATAGGGCTTGTAGAAGATTCTCCAGTCATATCCCATCTCCGCTAGCACTTGATCCACCAGTTCGATCACGTATGCGTTCGGCTCCCTCACTCTCCCCCTCCCCCCTTCACAGCGGCAATAGCGGCACGGGCGATGTCGTCGAAGTCTCGGCCCTTGAGTTCGGCAACCCTGATTGCTGTCGCCACCCTCTCCACCACCTCCTCCTCGCTCTCGGCTGCGGGAGGGGGCGCGGTGGGGATGAGGAAGGTCTTGATTACGGTGGTGCCGATGGTCGGTCCTTGGCACCCTTCGTTTTCCTGCTTGACGCGGTTGAGTTCGAGGCCCAACCTTCGCATCTCCCCCGCGATCAACGCGAGGACTTGTTGCTCGGTCATGGTTTACCTTTCACTTGGTGATTCTCAGGTCGTGCTGATACGGCTTGAGCGGTTCGTGCTTGTTCAGTCTGTCGAGGATGCGTGTGAGCCAGTAGGGGCTGACGGTCACGCCGCGCCCGGCCTTCTTCGCCTGCTCGATCTTGCGGTTGATCGGACCGCGTAGGTCGTGCTCCCAGATTTCGCGGTCGAGGGTCATGGAAGCACCGGGTCGGTAAGGGCTTTCGCGTCGTCCACGGCGGCGCGTGCGTCGGCGTAGTTGCAGTCGTCCGCCTGCGTGCCGTGAGTGTTGAGTGAGTAGAACGGGGCGACGGTTCCTCCATTGGGGTGCTCCTCGCGGATCAGGTTGACGCGGGAACAGTTCACTTCTTCGCGGAGCAGTTTGACGACTCGCTGTAGGTGCGCAACGCGGCCCGACTGGTCGATGCACTCTGATTCGAGTTCGGCGTAGCGTCCGCGCTCGCTGTTGCACTGTTGCTGCCACGTCCACCCCTCGGGCGCGTACTCCATCTGTCCGGGCGGCGTGTGGTAGACCATCACTTCGAGTTCTTTCACGGAATCTTTGAGGGCATCAACCTCTATGCAGATGTTCCGAAGAAACTCCAACTCCGCAATCAGATGACGTATGCAGTCCTGCGTTTCCATCACGCCCGAGCCGTTGTCGATAAACGGGACGCACGCGCAGATTTTCTTGGCACGTTCGATGTTCACTGGGCCGAGTGTGTTTGCTGGGTCGTTCATGGTGTTCCTTTCAATAAACGTCGCACTCGGAGCACTTCGGTGGGCCTGCCTTCTTCGCTGTGTCGCTCATCGTCTTAGCACACGCCCGCCACCCGTAGTTGAGCAGGTTGCAGGCGTGGTCGGCCTCGTCGAAGGTGCATCGCTTGGTGAGGCTCTTGCCGGTAGCCTGTTCGCGCACAACGTAGTGCGAGAGGTCGGTATCGACGTAGAAGGGGCGGGTGGGGTTTGCGTTCATGTCGCCTTCGGGGTACTTGTGTTCGTCTGATCGGGGGTCGTTCATGGTCATTCCTTTCTAAGTCCGGCTTCGAGAGATTCGCGTTGGAACCATTCATCTGCGAGGGCGTGGGCGGTCTTGATGAGGGCGAGAGCGTGCCGGTCGAACTGGCAATCTGACGGCTCCCACTTCTCGATGTACCACTCCAGCACGGTCATGGCGTTTGCACACTCGGACAGGCACAGGTCATTCGCGCCGCGCAACCCACCCACTAGATCGAGGGCGACGGCGAGCACGTTGCGGTCCCGCATCAGTGCGACGATGTGAGGGGGCCAGTGTCCTTGTTCGCGGCTCATTCTTCCTCCAGTGCGTGTGTCGAGTCGGTGAGGGTGCGGGAAAGCAGTTCGCGGGCCTTGGCTACCGCTTTTGCCTCGAACCCGTGCGGGCAGTCCGCGTCTTTGTTCGTGTAGGCAAAGAGCATGTCTGCTAGTGCTTCGCGGAGTTCCTTGAGTTCGGCTTGGGCGGTGGCGAGTCCGGCGGCGTGGGCGGAGTTGAGGGCATCCGCAAGGGCTTCTGCATCGCACGCGAGAGCCTGAGGACGGAGGCACGTATCCAGACCGCTCCAGACCTGCCACGCGCCGCTTCCGTCCTGCCTGACTGTGTACTTCTCACTCATGCTTCACCCCCTCCGTTCGCGCGGCTTGGGCGGGAGAGGGGAGAACCTTCGCACGCTCTTTCCATGCCGCTAGGCGTTCGGCCTCACCCTGCTTGTGCGCCGCAATCTCTTCCTCGGTGGCATCTCGCCAGCCCGTCATTCCATCGGCGGTCGTCTGCACGACGTAGTAGCCGGGCGGGAGGTGCTTGGCTTGCTGAACGACAAACACCGTCCCGTCGTCAAGCCTGTCAGCAATGAGTTCGAGGTCGTCGTGGGCACCCTCGCCTTCGTCGCAGCCATCGGGCCAGAATAAGTCGGGCTCAATCTTCGCCTCTGGCCGCACGCTCCCATCTGCGGTGAGTACCGAGCCGGGCGGGGGGAGCATGGAGCGGAGGGCGGATTCGATAGCGATCTGGAGAGCCGTTCGGCTATGCACCGTCCGCTCGCCGTTCTCGTCCGTCTCTACGTGATCGAACACAATGGCTTCCGCCTTCGCTCTGATCTGTTTCTCGTTCACGGCTGCTCCTTTGCGGGTGGGGTGGGGAGGCTTCGTGCTGCACGGCCAAGGGCTTGGCTGGCATCGGTGGCGGAGCGTGCGGCCTTGAGGGTCGCAGTTGCGTCCACAAGTGACTCTTGCGGCCACCCGTCGTTAATCACACCGATGGATGTAGTGTGCAACACTCTCGCCGCCGCACACTCAGCCGCCAACACATACCTGTCGTCTCGTAGCGTGATGATTTCCGATTCCTTCTGGCGCACAAACGAGTGTTCTGACC